GACGAAGAAGTTGAAGTAACTATCGACTTTGATGAGTTGCGAAAAGATATGGGAGATGAAGATGAAGAGGTATCCCCTCTTGAAACTTCCGAAGAAGCCGCAGAAGAAATGATGGCGCTTGAAGAAAAAAAGAAGCCTATGATACCGGACACGAAAGATGACCTCGATAACGACGGCAAAACTGACGATGAAGTCCCTGCTTTTCTAAAAAAAGAAGAAACAATTGACGAAGAGGCTGTTTTAAATTTAGAGATGTTCAGCACCTCATCGGCGGACGGCGACGTTGGCGAACCGACCAGCGCCAAAAAGAAAGTTGACCGTGCAAAGAAAGAGCGCGATGCAGCAAATGAAGAATTAAACCTTGAAGACCTCGATTTAGAGGCAATAGTTGAAAAACTAACTGTAGATATCGTACCACAAAAAAGTGGATGGGCAGGAGATCCCTCCCCAACAGAATACGAATTCGCTGAAAAAGAATTGCTCGCTCTTAACCAAGACACCGAAGTCAAAGAAGAGCTTGCAGCAATGAGAAAGGCAGTTAAAAGCCTACAAGAAGATAAAAAGACACTACAACTAAAGAATACAGCCCTCAAAACTAAATTAAATGAGGTTACTGGAATCTTTGGTTCTTTAAAGGAGAACATTGCAGAAACATCCGTGATGAATGCAAAGCTCCTTTATACAAATAAAGTTTTGGGTGACGCCTCCTTGAATGAGCGACAAAAAGATAAACTTGTCGAGTCCATTTCCAAAGCTGATTCCGTTGAAGAAGCTAAAGTTGTTTATGAAACGCTTTTAAGCACGGTGGGTTCTGCTCCTAAAAAGCAACCAAAATCACTAAGCGAAGCTGTCAATAAGACTACTTCAACACTGCTTCTTTCCCGTAAAAAGGAAGATAAGAAGTATGATCCTTCCACTGAAAGGTGGAGGATATTAGCAGGACTAAATAAAAAATAATTAAGGAGATTTTAATATGTCTGTTCTACAAAAATTGACTGAAGGCATTCAAGCAAGATCGCTTAAGCAAGAAGGAGCCGCACTTATCGAAAAGTGGGAGGCTACCGGACTTCTTGAGGGACTTACGAATGACGTTCAAAAAAATGGCATGGCTCGCCTACTAGAAAACCAAGCCGCACAGCTTCTCAAAGAAAGCTCTTCGATGTCCGCAGGTGATGTTGAAGGTTTTGCTTCGGTTGCTTTCCCACTCGTTCGTCGTGTATTCGGCGGACTCGTCGCCCAAGATGTAGTCTCGGTTCAACCAATGAGCCTTCCAAGTGGACTCATCTTCTTCTTGGACTTCCAAGCTACCAATACTGGACTAGGGCTTACTGCTGCTGATTCGATTTACGGTGGTGGAGTTGTCGGTAAAGACATCCAAACTGGTGTCACTGACATTACAGAAGAAGGTGGTGGATTCTATAACCTCAACAACGGTTATGCTTCGCCTACTGGTTCTTTTCACGCGCCAATCCACCACGTTGACTATGCAGACGGTGGTGTTGTTGACGTTGCCGATCCAACCATCGCTAAATTGGTTCGTTTTGATCCAGACTTGGCTTCTGGTTCGTTCGCGCAGGTTATCGAGCTTGACCTTGGTTCAACCCACGGTCCTCGTCTTAACTATGACAACCTTGTTGCTATTAAAGCTACTGGCTCAATCGGTGGCGCTAGCCATACGTCGCTCAAGATGATTCGTCGTTTGACAAGTCGTCCATCCGGTAGTTCTTCCAATAAGATTGAAGTTGTTCTTCACGCCACAACAGAGTTCACGCAGTTGACTGACGACAGCAAAAGCTTCGGAATTGATTATCCGCTTGTCGATACTTTTAGTGCTGGTACTCCAGTTGGTTCCGTTGTCGGTGCCGATCCCTGGGGACTTGAAGAAGCAAACAACGCAGCGGCTGGTGCTGGTGAAGCTTCGAAAGATCTTATCAAAGAGATCGACATCAAAGTTGACTCCATTGCAGTCACAGCGATGACCAAGAAGCTCAAAGCTAAGTGGACTCCAGAACTCGGTCAAGACTTGAATGCTTACCATAACCTCGACGCTGAAGTTGAGCTTACAAGCATTCTTTCTGAGCAAATCGCTCTTGAGATCGACCAAGAGATCCTCGAAGACCTCGTTAAAGGCGCAACTGCTGGTACATTCTACTGGTCGCGTTCCCCTGGTCTTTTCGTTAATCGTACAACTGGTGTTGAAATTGGTGCTAGCTCCGCTGCTCCTGACTTCACTGGTACAGTTAGCGAATGGTATGAGACTCTTATTGAGACAATCAATGACGTAAGTGCTCAGATTCACCGTAAGACACTTCGTGGTGGCGCAAACTTCGTAGTTTGTGGACCAGAAGTTGCTAACATCCTTGAGTTCACATCGGGCTTCCGTGGCTCTGTGACTGCTGATGAGGATCGCGGTACTATCGGTGCTGTTAAGACTGGTAACCTTTCCAAGAAATTCGATGTTTATGTTGATCCATACTTCATGCGTAACATCATTCTTGTTGGACGTAAGGGTAATAGCTTCCTCGAAAGTGGATATGTCTATGCTCCTTATGTACCTCTTCAGGTTACTCCTACTATCTTCGGAACTGAAGACTTCGTGCCTCGTAAGGGCGTGATGACTCGTTACGCGAAGAAGATGGTTCGTCCTGATATGTACGGTCTTGTTGTTGTTCGTGGTCTCCTTGGTGAGGCTGGCGCAACTGCTTAATAAGGCAATAGCGTAAAAAATAAAACCCCGGTTGTTAATTCAGCCGGGGTTTTTGTTTATCAGAACCCTATTTAAAGGGTGGGGAAACCCACACCATATAGTTTTTGATATGATTATAAATGGTAAAACCAAGGGAGGATTTTAAACTATGGGATCAAAAAGGATTGGCTTGGCGAGAACGCAAGCTTTATTAGAGAATTTAAAAAGACAATTAGCAATGGGCGATAGCACATTGTCTGTTAAAACACTGACAGCAGCAGAGGGAGTTACAGCTACTACTGGTGGATTAACTGTTACTGCTGGTACTACGCATTTGCGTGGAACAGGTGGAGTTATTAGATATCAGGGTGCTGAAGCCACTAGTGCTGATGACACCTCAGTAGTTACTGCTGCAAACGTATTGGCTGGTATTGTGAAATGCACACCAGGTGCTGCACGCGCAAAAGCCACTGATACAGCCGCCAACTTTGTTTCAGGACTCGGACTGAGCGCTGATGGCGACTCATTTGACTTTAGCTTCATTAACCTGGCCACGACAGCATCGTACATCGTTACGTTGACTGCTGGAACAGGTATAACCTTGCTCGGAAGCCCGCTGATCAACCCAAGGGTTGATGGAGAGGATACATCCGGTTCGGCAACATTCAGAGTTCGTAGAACTGGCGCAACTGCTGTTACGATCTATCGTCTTGGATAAGTAACAAAAAATATATATCTATTTTGCCCCCTTCTTCGGAAGGGGGTTTTTTTTGTTTTTTTGCTTTATTAACAACTATTTACCTTATACAAGGAGTTTACCATGGGTAAGAAAAAGAGATTTATGTACAGTCCAAAGTTTGCAGATCACCGTCTTAGCAGGCTAGGAAATACCAAAACAACCACTACAAACACAACGAATACGGATACGACTACTAATAGTACGACAACCACCGGAATCACGACTGGTGCTACCACTACTGATACCACCAGCACGACAACTGGCACCACAACTGCTGATACTGCCAATACAACAACTGGCACCACCACTGGCGATACTACTAGTACGACCACAATTACTGGAACAGCCACAAACAATACAACTGTTCTTGAAGATACTACGACAAATACTGCCACCACTACAGATAACACTGTCACAACGAACAACGCTACTGGTACTACAACCACCACAAGCAATGTTACTGACACTACTACAAATGACACTGGCACTACTACAACCGCCACAAACAATACTACTGGCACTACTACAACCGCCACGAAGAAAACCACTGGCACAAATACTAAAAATACGAAGAAGACTAAAACAAAAAAGCCTACTACTAGAAAAAAATAAATATACCGTTTCCTCCCCCCTAAATCTATATTAATAGGTTTCAAGCCCTTTGCGTGCAAACGTGAAGGGTTTTCCTTTATAGGAAACTAATTACGTTGATAGGAGAACCTTCACAATGGCAGCACCGACTCTGACACCTACAAGTCAAACCAGCGCGATAAGGCTACCGATCACTGGAGCACTTGCAACGGCGGCGGCAACTGGGTCATATCCTTTTGGTATTTATGTTAAAACATCGTCCGCGATGTACGACACACGCTTTGTGTCTGGCGCTTTAGAACAAGTCGCATATACATACAAAAAGCTTGGTGGTGACGTACTTGACATCGAGTTGACAGAAGAGAACATCTATGCAGCTTATGAAGAATCAGTATTAGAGTATTCTTATATATTAAACATTCATCAAGGAAAAAATGTTCTTCACAATGTCCTTGGCGACACAACAGGCACGTTCGACCATCATGGCAACATACTCCCTGGTACGCTATCCTCAAGCCTGGACGGCACACATGTTAACTTAAAATACCCACGTTTTGATTTCTCTTATTCAAAGAGAATAGCTCAAGCGGTTTCAACAGAGACTGGGCTTGGAGGCACAAAGCCTTTCTATTCTGCTTCCTTTGCAGCGGTAACAGACCAGCAAGATTATGATTTAGCTCAAATAATTCAATCAGCATCAGCAAATGATTCGACAGTACCTTATTACAACAAAGTTGGCGATAATAAGATAACAATTAGAAAAGTTTATTATAAGACACCTCAAGCGATGTGGAGATTCTATGGATACTACGGCGGACTAAATACCGTTGGTAACTTATCCACATATGGAATGTACTCGGATGATTCTACCTTTGAAGTAATTCCTGTATGGCAAAACAAAAGCCAAGCTATGGCTTATGAGGATGCTATCAAGACAAGAAACTCTCACTATTCATACGAAATTAAAGACAATAACTTAAGAATTTTCCCCTCTCCTGTACATAACTCCCCCGATAACTTCTGGGTTGACTTCACAGTAGACAACGATGCTTGGGCTCAGATCAGCGGCTCAACTGGCGTTGATCGTGAGATAGAGGGAATTAATAACCTTGGAACAATGCCGTTTGGAAATGTTCCATATTCGAACATTAACGCTATTGGAAAGCAGTGGATTAGAAGGTTTGGAATAGCGTTGTCGAAAGAAATGCTTGGACAGGTCCGAGGAAAATTTGCTACTATTCCAATCCCTGGCGAATCTGTTAACTTAAATGCAGGTGAGCTATTAACCCAAGCGAAAGAAGAGCAATCAGCATTAAGAGAAGAATTAAAAACGATTCTTGATGAATTGACATATGCAAAGCTTGTCCAACAAGAAGCAGATATGATGCAAAGTTCAAAAGATTCGCTAGAAAAAGTGCCAACTGGCATCTTTGTTGGATAGATATACTAGAGGACCAGTGAAATGTCAAATTCAGATTCGGATAAGTGGTCACAACCAGCACAACCACCGCCACCTTTATTTCTTGGACAAAAAGAAAGAAATTTAGTTAAGCAGGTAAACGATGAGTTAATTGAACGTGTCATCGGTCAGCAGGTAGCTTATTATCCAATCAGTCTAGAGCATACCAACTTTCATTCAGTTTACGGCGAAGCAATCAAGAAAACTTTTCTGCCTCCCATCAGGGTATTCGCCTTGGTTGAGTGGGAAGGAATTGAGACTTCTACTTCCAATTATGGATTAGATAAGAATAGCTCAATAATCATTCACTTTCATAAGCGTCGCTTGACCGAGGATCAAGACCTTTTCGTCCGAGAAGGCGACTTTGTTTCTTACGGAGATATTTATTATGAGATTGTTACTTTAAGCGAACCAAAGCAGCTTTTTGGGCAGATACAACATAAAATGGAAATATCAGCAAAGTGTGTAAGAGCAAGAGAGGGATTATTCGATGCCACATAAAGAAGACGACTACTCTGGAGTAAAAGATCCTTCTGTAATTCATGAAGAGATCTTAATGCCCTCGACGATAGAGAATATCGATATGGCTTTATTCGAGTATATCGATAATAAATTAAACCTGTCTTGCACAACAAACAAGGGCTTTGAAAAAGTCCCAGTTATATGGGTCTCGGCAGAGAGAGCCTTCCAAATCAAGAACAACAAAGGGTTGCGCGACGCCAACGGATCAGTAATACTCCCAGTATTGACTGTTGAGAGAGGTGGCATTAGCAAGGACCTTTCAAGAAAGGGTGGTATCTATGGCGGTACGGCTAACACTGACTCCTCCATCGTCATCGCCCGCCGAATCAAACAAGACAAAACAAGAAATTTTGCCAATGCGGATGCAAAGAGAATAAACAAGCAGAACAATTATCCCCGAAAAAATAACAAAGTTGTTTATGAGACCGCAACAATCCCGCTTCCAACCTACATTGATGTATCTTACACTATAGGTATCCGAACAGAGTATCAACAGCAACTGAACGAGATTGTAGCTCCTTTCTTGAATATAGGAAGACCAGTCAATTATTTTACAATTAGAAGAAACATGCACACATATGAGGGTTTTATTGAATCAGACTTCTCTCTTGACACGAATATTACAAACTTGAGTGACGAAGAGAGAAGGTATGAAACAAAGATTAATATCAAGGTTTTAGGATATCTCATCGGAGACGATAAAAATCAAAATACGCCCAAGATTGTTTACCGAGAGAATGCGGTGGATGTAAGAATTGGAAGAGAAAGAGTGATTGTTGGTGACAAACCTTGGAACATATCTCCTGAAAAAGTTAAATATCGCGATTAGTTATGAATTATGGAGTTTAGAACTCTGTCTTACTATTTATAAGGGAAATACCTATCATTTTATTAGTAGGTAAATGTATAACCAAGGAGACTTTACAAGATGTCGGTCAAAAAATATAAATTCGTTTCACCTGGAGTTTTCATTAACGAAATTGATAATTCCGCCCTTCCTGAAACCCCAAACAGAATAGGACCTGTGGTTATCGGTCGCACAACACGCGGTCCTGGTATGAAACCTGTCCAAGTCAACTCTTTCGCAGAATTTGTTGACATCTTCGGAGCACCGAACCCCGGTAACGTAGGTTCGGATGATGTCTGGAGAAATAATGCCGTTTTAGCCCCAACTTATGCCGCCTATGCAGCACAGGCTTGGCTTGCTAACAACGCCCCAATCAACGTAATCCGCTTGCTAGGAAACCAGCACACTGATTACACATCCCCAACCGGACTTGCCGGGTGGATGACTGAAAACAGTTCAGGAACTGAAACAACAGTTGGAAACGCATACACTGATGGTGGAGCATATGGGCTTTTCTTAATTGCCTCTTCTTCCACTGGAGCCGGAAACGGTTCAGCCGGTCACCTTCCAGTAGCAATGAAGGATTTAACTCCTCAAACTGGTACTTTGGCAGCGGTTTTCTATGTCGCCCAAGGCGCAGTTGAACTTTCTGGCGCTGTACGTGGCTCTGGTAGTGTTTCTACACAGACAACTGCTTCAAACGCCACTATGTTCCGTTCAAACGGCGCAAGCTACGAATTTGTTGCTCAAGTTAAGAACAGTTCTGGAACAGTTACTGACAAAATTACATTTAACTTTGACCGAAGTTCTGAAAACTACATTCGTAAAGTTTTCAACACAAACCCGACTTTGACTAACACAGCGGTTACGCCAGCAGCTAATCAAAAAACATACTGGCTTGGCGAAACTTATGACCGATTTGTTGCCAATGGCGACGGCGGAATCACATACAGTGGCGTCGGCGCAGGATCCGCAGCAGGTGATGCTTTTGGACTTGTTTTGGGACTTGAGCAGACAACAGACGGAGCCACATTCGTTCAATGGTCTAACCACCGGCACTCATCACAGGCAGCAGAGTCTGGCTGGCTTGTCGCCCAGGATTTGGGAGAATCTTCTGGCTTTAACGAGTACAGCCTTCCAAGACTATTTAAATTCCATGCTTTAAAGAGTGGACAGTGGGATATGCATAACCTCAAGGTTTCTATTACTGATCTCACAATCAGTTCAAATAATGCAGATCCTTACGGAACATTCACTGTTCTTCTCCGCAAAGTAAACGACAACGATGGAAAGGTCCAGGTTGTCGAAAGATTCGCAAACTGTAACTTGAATCCTAATTCTTCGAGATATGTTGCTAGAGTGGTTGGTGATAAGTTCACTGATTTCTCTGCTACAGAAAGAAGAAACATTGAATATGGACAGTTTGATAACAACTCTAACTTTGTCCGCGTTGAGATGGATCAATCGGTGGGCGAAGGTGCATTAGATGCAGCCCTCCTACCTTTCGGTTACTATGGACCTCCTCGTTTCAAAGGCTTCGCGATTATTGGGACTGGTTCCACAATTCAGAAGTTTGGAGCCAGTGATGAGCTTGTAGGTGTTAACGATTTCGACGCCGCAATGGCTCGTGGTGGAACAGAAATCATCGATGGACCCTCCTCTGTTGTTGCTTCAGCACACAAGGGACTAATCCAAACTGGATTTGGTGCTCTTGCTACTGTAGGCGACACAGGACCTGCAACATGCTTTACTGGATCATACTTGTTCCCAGCACTTGGGCTGAGACTCTCTGCATCCGATGGCGGATTGAGAGGAAAAGAGCAGGCATTCTTTGGATTTGATTCAAATCGCTCTACTTCAAGTAGAGTATTTGAAGAGAGTGTAAGAGATATTGTCCGTCCATTGCCTGGAACTTGGAATGATTCTACCTTTAGCACAACATTAGCCGGTAGCACCGAGTTGGAATACTCGCACATCTTCACACTTGATAATGTGATTCGCTCACCTACTAACGCTAATGGAGCTTTCTACCTCACTGGATCCAGAGTGG